CTACTAATATAACAGAAATACTTAGCTAAGTCAAGTCCCTTAGCTAAAGAAATCCTCTAATGTTCCTTGTCTTCCATCACCACCATCAATGCCCCATTGTATCTTGTCTGTTATGAAACGTAGTGGCTCGACAAAACTCTTATCAAACTGCTGTGGTCTATCAATCAGTTCTTCCATGCCGAACTCTGTGGGAAAAGAGGTCATGAATGACAGTGAGCTTGATTGATACTTGTTTGGCTCCTTGAGTGCGATAAATTTTACCTTGTCACCCTCTTGAATATATGGATACTTGGCAGATAGGTTATTCTTATTTACCAAGTAGTTCATGAGTATGGCACCCTTTGTGTGTATGGGGGCACCTTTCTTGAAGAAACCATACTCTACGCTCTCACCACTCATCAAATCCATTGTGCTGTTAGATGTTGCAGTGTATTTCTTGACACCATTACAACTACGAGGATACGCAATATCCTCTGCTGGTAGGTTCATAAACTCCTCACGAAAGTCTTTGATGAATGCATTCAGTTCCTTCTCATCACCATCAATAATTATTTTAAGTGCTTGCTTAATCTTCTCTCTACAAGGGGCAGGAGTAGATGACTTGACAGCCTCGATACCCATGATCTTTAGGTATGGCTCCTTGAACCGCACACCTTCCATATCCCACACGTTGAGGATATATCGTTTCTTTGCTGTCCATATACCAGTTGAGGCAATGGCTTCTCTTGCCATCTGCATCTTCTGGTCATACGCATTCATTCGTTTAGCAAGAGCCTCATAACTTTTGTCAATAAAAGGTTCCAACTCCTCTTTTGCAAATGCATCCAAGAAATTGACGATCTCGCTAGTCTGCTCTCCTGATTTAAACTTCTCAGCAACCAACGATTCAAAAGTGACATATACCGAGTCTGTATCGCTTGCAATAACATAGTCAACCCCAGTAGTTTTGAGGATTCTGTTGAGATATATGTTAAAAGACTTTTCAACCCATCGTATAGATAACTGGCCAGACGTTGTAATTGCTGTAGCGACCAAGAGATCAAAATAACGAAAGTAGTTATTACCAATTGCGCCATAAGCGGAATTAAGAGAAATCTTCTTTGCCATTTGGATGTTGTCGTAGCGAGATATCTTTTTGAGTAGTGCGGGGTCACCAGTGTCTTCATACTCTTGTTTAGCTTCGAGCATAAGCTTCTTATATTTGACACGATCATTATATACATTCTCCATTATTTCTGGTAAAAATCCTTTGACATCCTTACGAAAAAACGCACCGTTTGGAGTCATACAATACTCTGTATCATTTCTGATTTTCTCAGCAAGAATGCCATCCACCATTCCCTCTTTCACTTCACCGCCACGCATTAGGGTTTCTGGTGAGATGTTATACTGCATGATAAGGTGTGGATACAATGAGTTCAAGTCAAAGGACATAACCCATTTATGCATACCCACTTGAGGGTCTTTGACATAAGCACCCTCAAACTTCTCTACCTTCTCATTATCCTTCTTTTGTGGTATCACAATATTCTTTTTGCGAAGGTGATTGTATATCACATTGTCCCAGTAACGCACCTGTCCCAGAACATCCGTAAAGTTTACCTTACCATCATATGCCATAGTCAAGCACAACTCAATGAGCCGCATCTTGTCTTCTAGCTTATCCACAATCTCCACGTCTTGAATGTTGTATTCAATGAACGACTGATAGTCTTTCTGATACCACTCTCGAAATGTGTCAAAGGGATTGCCATCCTTCCGCTCACCCAGTTCTACAAACGCAATATGGTCCAGCGTGTATCGTTCTTGGTTTGTATATGTGAACTTGCGATACAGGTCAAAGAAGTCTAGTGCAGACACACCTTGTATATCATACACTTGCCGCTTGCGTCCCATCTGATACACTTCCTTGGCAAACACATTGTTCCAAGGTGATAACTTATTCATAAAGTCTTCACCGAATAGGTTCTTGATACGATTACAGATGTAGGGAATATCAAAAAACTCTGTGTTCCAACCAGTGATAATGTCTGGATAGATCATACGCCACTCGTCAAGAAACTTGATGAGCAAGTCATCCTCATCTCTACACAAGCGATAGTCTACATCCTCACGACTGTTTTGAAACTCATGAAGACCCCAGACAACAATCTTCTTGTTCTGGTGGTTCTTCATCGTGATTGACAGTAGTGGTTCTGCGGCATCCTGTGGATTAGGAAAGCCGTTCTCACATTCCACCTCAATATCAATGGTCACAATGAGAATTTGGTCCTTGTCCCAAGGCACATCATCTGGATACTCATCACTGATATAGCAATAAGGATACTGTGTATTACCGAACAATATTTTTTGATTTTCTCTCTGTTCAGCCCATGCCTTCGCTTCCTTTATGGAGTCGAATTTACGAGGAAGAACATCTTGGCCATCAAGAGTCTTGTATCCTGTATGCTCATGTACTTTGTTGAATAGTGTAGGTCTGTAGTTTACCCGCTTGGATACCCGCTGACCATCCTCGACACCCCTCACCAGAAGAGAGTTGCCACGCTGAATCACATTTGTATAGAATTCCATTATATAAGTATATCACCTTTATAGTTGTCTGTCAAGTCTCTCTTTTCTTTCCAATATTGTATTTTGTCTCCAGCAACCATTCATTCTTCTCTTTGTATGTGAGGATTTTTATTTGACTTAGTGGTGCTGATTCATGAGAGCTTTCACTCATTATTTGAATCAACCCCCAATCCTGTAATAGATTTGCGATTGTGTTTCTACGAGACAAATCATTTGTCGATATGTTAGTTCTCTTTCCATCAAGGGCAAATAGCTCCTTGAAATGCACAATGTAATATCGTCCTTGTTTGTGTAGGATGTGGCAGGATTGGTATAGTTTCCTCTCTTTTCGAGAAGCAACACCAATGCGTGATAGTGTCTCTCTAACCTTTAGAAAATCGTCGGGTTCATTTAGTCCCACTTCAAGTAGTTGTTCTTGTGTCCAGCTAATTTCTTCCATCTCTTCCACCTTTTCTCATCTTTTGTTTTATGGCAGAAATTTGTTCATCATTCAGTAGGTCAAGAGCAACCTTTGCTTTCTCGTTGTTGTATCCATAGAACTCTTTAACATACTCTAGATTCTCTAATTTCGTCGCCTTCAACCACGGGGTAAATCTCTTCCTTGGCCTCAGACTATTTATCAAAAAATCAAACTGTAGTTTTTTATCTACATTTGGTAGTTGGTTGATCTCATTCACCAACATGACGGTATCAGGAAATGCACCGACACACTTGTTAACAATGAAGGGAGCGTATTTCCTCTCCCATTCCTCATCTTCACCGTCCATCAAAGGTTCTTTTGTCTGATTTACAGCCTTGAGATAATCCTTCAACTCATACATTAATCAATAAACCCTTCACCCTTTATCCAATGATGAAATCTGTGACGTAATACAACCCACAGTAAACTTGTTAAACTGTCGGATTTGTACTTTCCATTTTTTACTTTTAATTCATACATTACGATTGCACTTAAATACGATTACTGATCTTAGTTCATAACATTCCCTAGTGACCGGCATGGCCATATGTGGTAGGTGTGCATCAAAGATAACAAGACTATTACCGACATAAGGAACGAGTTCTCCATCAATTAGAGTGCCGCCACCCCACTCAGGTTTCCAATCCATTCGAGGATAGTAAATCATTGTAAAGTCGCCATCATCCGTATGCATCACAGGTTCAATACCATGCGTGTGAGCATTCATATAGATGCGTTCATAACCTGTAATATTAAAATTCTTTTTGAATTCATATTTAAACATTGCAGAAGTCCAGATAGGCATCACCCACTCAAAACCATTTGCAATTGTTTGTTGTCCACTCTTTCCACAAAGACGATGCCAATGTCGAGATTGATGATTCTTATTTGAAGCATAATCGAATTTCCAAAGAACATTTTTCATCTCAGAAGTAATCAATTCTGCAACATGATCCTCTACCACATCATCATATATTTTAATCATTTGAACTTTGTCCTTCCCATAATCTCAGTAAGACAGGCCATCATATTGATTTCCAGATCAGCAACAAACGCCGCTTTATATTGATACTCACCCAACGCCACGACAACATGAGGGATGCTACTAGGGTCAACATAGTCATATAGATTATCATAAACAGCACGAAACAACTTATCTGAATCATTATCCAGATTATCGACAACCCATTTACGAACATTGGTGAACTCCTTCTTCTTCATCATGACCATCAGTTCTTTGATATTCTTGTCACCAAGGTTTACCAGAATACCAGCATCAATCTCACCAACAACAGAATACCGTTGCAGTTCATTCAGAACCTTGCGCCAATCTGGAAAGTGAGTATTTATGAGTTCTGCAACAACCTTCTCATTGAACTTGATTTCATTCTCATTGAGAATTTGAATAGACCGATTGAAGAATTGAGTTGCAAGTCTATTCTTCTCTGCTTTAGGAATCACAAAGTCAATCACACTACAACGAGATTGCAGTGCAGGGATAATACGGTTCTTATAATTACAGGTTAGAATGAATCCACAGTTCTTGTGGAACTCTTCCATGAAACCACGAAGGGCTGGTTGCGTTGACTGTGGATTTAGATAGTCTGCCTCATCAAGAATGAGATACTTCTTACCACCTTCAAGTGATACAGTAGATGCAAAGTTCTTTATCTTGGTTCTGAGAACGTCAATACCTGACTCCTCTGAACCGTTGATAAACATGTAGGTAGCACCAATCTGATCCAGCATGGCACGGGCGGCAGTAGTCTTACCAACGCCCGGGCCACCTGAGAGAATCAGATTGGGTAGTGTTTCCTTGTCAACAAAAGATTGCAAGGAAGTTTTTAGAGACTTAGGAAGTACGCATGACTTGATGTCCCGTGGCCGATATTCTTCGACCCACAAAAATTGTTCCATAATATAAATTCCTCAAATTAGACATTGTAAGAAGATTCG